GAAACAAATGGTGGAGACAACTACTCTGATGGTAGTTTTACTTTTGACTTATTTGCGTCAGGAGTAGATACACTATCTAAAATACAATCACTACAGATTTACCACAGAACGGTAGACGCAGTAGCAGGAGTTACCCCCGCAACATTAAACGTTGATGCGGGTAGCTTAGAACTAAACTTAATATTATAAAATGGGAAAAACAGAAAATGAAACAGAAATAGTTTACGTGGGTGACGGATTTACGATTACCGTAAAAAAAGACAGTGACTTCTTAGACGTACACCAAAGAACGAACTTAAACTCAATATTTAGCAACGGAGGAAGTCCTCAAACTTGGCAAGAATTGGCAAATTATTTAGACACAAAAATATAAGATATGAGTAAATTAAAAGTAAATGAGAGTGCAGGTGGTCAGATGGGTCATTGGAAATTAGATGTCTACAAAGGGGACGTTCAGAGTAAAGAAACGTACCTAGAAAGTATTGAGGGATACAACCTTATAACAACGGTAGGTAAAGAGTTTATCTTAGATAGATTAGTGAGTAATTCAAGGTCCGTATTAAGTCGTATAGGAGTAGGTACAAGCGGAACTTCTGCTAACGTAGCCAACACATCTTTGTCTTCTTCTTATTTTAAAGCATATGACTCAACACCTACGAGGATTGGCAGGACGCTAACCTTTATAACGACATTCGGAACTTCAGACGCAAACCTTAATTGGCAAGAGTTAGGTATGGATAACGGAACTACATTGTTAAACAGAATTGCCCCAATAGGACCTTTCAATAAAACAAGTGCAGTATCAATCGTAGTAACGGTTACGGTTACACAGAACTAACCAAAACCGAACAATAATAATCAAATTAGTTATATTAACAAGTAAATATAGATTTATGAAAGCAAGTGAAATAGTAAATGGCATCAAGGACTTATTAAAGCTATCCAAACAAGAAGTGGAAAAGGTTGAGGTAGTAGAGGATGTTAAAGTAGAATTAGCGGAGGACGACAAGAAGCCAAAGGAAGAGCCAAAGGCAGAAGCAAAACCCGAAGAGAAGAAAGAAGAAGTTGCCGAAGTAGTTGCAGCAGCGTTTGCAACACAACAGGAGTTGTCTCAAGTTAAGATGGAGTTATTAGAAATGATAAAGTCTATTATCGAAGACAAAACATCTGTAGGTGACAAGGAAGTACCACAAGAATTATCTACTCAGGTTGAGTTAGAGAAATCTGAAGAAATTGTACACTCACCTGAAGCGGAAGTGGATAAAAAGAAAGTAGTATTGTTTGAAAACAAAAGACCCGCTACTATTCAAGACAGAATTAATCAAATGTTATTTAATAATTAAATTTAAAGAAAAATGGCTACTACAACAAGTATTACTACTACCTATGCAGGTGAAGCAGCAGGGAAATATATCTCAGCAGCTTTACTAAGTGGAAACACAATGGCAAACGGTGGATTAACAATTAGACCGAACGTAAAGTTCAAGGAGGTTGTTAAAAGATTAGAATTAGATGGAATCGTAAAGGATGGAACGTGTGATTTTGACGACACATCTACATTAACTATTACAGAGAGAATCTTGCAACCTGAAGAGTTCCAAGTAAACTTAGAGTTATGTAAGAAAGACTTTCGCTCTGATTGGGAGGCTATCCAAATGGGATATTCTGCACACGACAATTTAGCACCTAACTTCCAAAGCTACTTAATTTCTCACGTTGCTGCTAAAGTAGCACAGAGAACTGAGCAAGTAATTTGGGGTGGTGTAAACGGAAATGCAGGTGAATTTGATGGGTTTGGAACTTTATTAGCAGCAGATGCTAATTTACCACAAGCAAACGAAGTTGCAGGAACAACAATTACAGCAGCAAACGTTGTTGATGAATTAGGTAAAATTGTAGACGCAATGCCTTCAACTCTTTACGGAAGAGAAGATTTCTGCATCTACATTTCACAGAACATCTTTAGAGCATACAAGCGTTCATTAGGAGGTTTTGGAGCAAACGGAGTTGGAGCAAGTGGTGTAAATAGTCAAGGAAATAACCAAGATATTAATATTGTTTACTTTGACGGTGTTAAATTGTTTATGTCAAACGGATTAGGAGCTAACCAAGCAATTGCAACGACTAAGGATAACTTACACTTTGGTACAGGTTTGTTAGCAGACCACAACGAAGTTAAGGTGTTAGATATGGCAGATTTAGATGGCTCTCAGAATGTAAGAGTAATTATGAGATATACAGCGGGAGTTCAGTATGGTGTTGTTGAAGACATTGTAACTTACGGAATTACGAATACAGCTAACGATTAACATTAGCTTTTAAGATAAGATTAAGGGTAGGTAGTTTCTACTTACCCTTTTTTATTTAACAATAATTAAATACATATATAAAATGGCGTGTGATATAACGAGAGGTCGATTAGAGCCTTGTAAAGAAAGCGTAGGTGGGTTAAATGCTGTCTACTTTGTAAATTACGGAGACTTAACTCCTACGGTAGAAGCCGATGGAGAGATAAGTAGCGTAGGTACTTCTGTTTCTTTATTTAAGTTTGATTTAAGAGGTACTTCTTCCTATTCTGAAACTATTAATTCAAGCAGGGAAAATGGTACTACTTTTTACGAGCAAGTATTAGAACTTACTTTAAATAAATTAACCAAAGAAGACCACAAGACTATTAAGGTTTTGGCAGCAGGAAGACCACACATTGTAGTAGAAGACAATAACGGAAATCTATTTATGGCAGGGTTAGAATACGGTGCGGATTTGACAGGTGGTACAATAGTAACAGGTGGAGCTATGGGAGACAATAGTGGATACACTTTGAGCTTTACAGGTATGGAAAAATCACCTGCAAACTTCTTAGAGGCAGGTGCAAATGTTGCAGCTACATTAACCGCAGTAGGATTTGCAAGTCCAACAGTAGGAGTATAATTGCAAGTAAATTAACTAAATAGACCTCATCTTAATCGGTGGGGTTTTTTTATTAAAACAATAATTGCAATTTGTGGTTATATTAGTATGATTATAATGAAGCCAATATCAACTCCCCAAACTATCTCAATTATCCCAAGGGACTCAAGCATAGCATCCGCAACGCTATTCCTTAAAAGAGATGGTGATGGAGCTGATTTGACACAAGTAATATCATTGTCAGCCGCAGGAAACTATAAGGAAATTACGTTTTCTTCAACCATACTAAAAGAAGGATACACTTACTTTTTAGAGATTTCAGACGGAACGGACTTAATCTACAGAGACAAGGTGTTTGTAACAGCTAAAGACAACTTCAAGATTAAACATAAAATACTTTCAGATAGCTTTACTCAATATAACGAAGTTGATGATAACACATATAAAATATAATGGCAAAAAAGGAAAAAGTATATAAGGATAGCATAAGGGTTGTTAATTTAGCAACCTATGACGCACCTGTCGTAAAAGAAGAACACAATAAAGATTGGGTATCTTTCGGTCAGAACAACGACTACTTCGACAGATTAATTGACAGATACTTAGACAGTCCAACAAACTCAAGATGTATCAACGGTATTATTGATATGGTCTACGGAAGAGGCTTAGAGTCTACAAATTCAAGTATATTTCCAAGTCATTACGTTAAGATGCGTAAGCTGATGCGACCAAAAGAAATCAAGAGACTTATAAACGATTACTACCTATTGGGTCAAGGAGCTTTGCAAATAAGCTACTCTAAAGACAAGAAGACTATAATAAAAGTGTCTCACTTCCCTATGGAAACGTTAAGGGCAGAGAAGGCTGTTAAAGGAGTGATTAAGGCATACTACTACCATCCTAAGTGGGTAGATTTAAAAACAAGTGACAAGCCAAAAAGAATACCTACTTTTGGTAACGGAGGTGACGTAGAGTTGAATGAGATTTACGTATTTAAACCATACAGAAGTGGATTCTATTACTATGCTACTACGGCATACCAAGCGTGTTTACAATACGCAAAATTAGAGTCAGAGGTATCTAATTACCACATATCTAACATTGAGAATGGTTTAGCACCATCTTTATTCATAAACTTTAATAATGGTATTCCTGATGCAACTGTTCAGCAGTCAATAGAGAATAAAATTAATAAGAAATTTGGTGGAACATCTAAAAGCGGTAAGGCTATTATAGCATTTAACGACAGTGCCGAGACAAAAGCCGACATAACGCCTATACACTTACCTGACGCTCACGCACAATATCAATTCCTTTCTGACGAAGCTACAGCTAAGATTATGTTAGGACACGGTATAGTATCACCAATTTTATTAGGTATTAAAGATAACACAGGATTTGGAAACAATGCGGAAGAATTAAGAACTGCATCTGTGTTGATGGATAACGTTATTATCAGACCATTGCAAGACGGAATACTATACGGTTTAGAAGAGTTGTTAGAGTTTAATGATATTCACCAAAACTTATACTTCAAGACATTACAGCCTATTGAATTTACAGAGTTAGACAATGTATCTACACAGGTAAAGAGAGAAGAGGAAACGGGAGAGAAATTGTCAGCTATGTATATGGATGATTTTGCTGACGAAGACGGTGATGATATGATTAGCCAATTAGAGGGCTTAGGAGAGGTTCTTAGCGATGATTGGAGTATGATACATAGTGAAGTATATAACGAAGGAAAAGAAGAGCTTAAAATGTCTGATTTAGCTTCAGAGAAAAAAGACAATTGGTTTAAGCAGTTGCTTTCATTAGCCAACCCTAAGAAGAAATCTACTGAAGATAGTGATGTGTATAAGATTCGCTATGCATATATGCCTGAGAGAAAGTCACCAATGAGCAGAAACTTCTGCAAGAGTATGGAGGCATTGACTTCTAAGAAATTGGTGTTTAGGAAAGAAGACATTAATATGATGTCCTTTAGGGGAATTAACAAGGAGCTTGGTCACAAGAAGAGAGCATATAGTTTGTTAAAGTTTAAAGGAGGTAAGAATTGCCACCACTATTGGGAACTTAGAGTATATCGCAAGAACGGCTCTACAATAAGCCCTGATGCTGCATACGAAAAAGGACTAAAAAAACCAAACAACCCGTCAGAAATAGGCGAAAAGATGATTGACAGAGCAGACAAAGGAGCTTACCCATCGACTAAAATATAACAAATGAAGGCATTATTTATATCAGTTAAAGATTTAAAGGACAAGTCTATTATAGACGGAGGAACAGACGCAGACAAGTTGATACACTTTATTGAGGTGGCACAAGATATGCACATTCAAAACTACTTAGGCGGTAAGCTGTACGACAAGATGCAGGAATTGGTGCTTTCAGACGACATTGACACTGCACAGTATTCAGACTACAAGTCCCTTAGAGATGATTACTTGAAGCCTATGTTAGTTTGGTATAGCCAAATGGAGTATTTGCCTTTTGCAATGTTTAAGATTAACAACGGAGGAGTGTCTAAGCATACAAGCGAGGATAGTGCAGGTGTTGATTTTAGAGACATAGACAGAATGCAAAGTAAGATTACGGGTAGAGCTGAGTTCTATACAAACAGATTTATTGACTACATCTGTGACAACAACAATAAGTTTCCTGAGTATAACGCTAACCAAAATGGTGATATGTACCCTGACAAAGATTCAGACACCTTCTCAAGTTTTGTATTGTAATGGAAGAATCTAAGAAGAGAGGTAGCTACAAGATTAAAGAAACTAATAGAATTAAGTTAATGTCATTCTATAAGAAGGTTAATGACGGAAAGTTAGATAAGTTAGGTAAAAATAAAGAGGAAAAATAATGGGAAACAATATAAATTGGGGTAGCATATATAAGAAGACTAAATTTGGTAAAGGTGTGTCAAACGCCACTAATGGTTGGGGAAGTATTTATGCAAACTTAGTTAGCAGTATTTCAGGAATATTATCTTCACTAAAATCTGTAGGAACTTATTACGAGAACGAAGA